TCATCGCCAAGGTGCGCGCCCTGACGTCTGGCCAGTCGCATGCCGCCCTCTGCCTGGATTCGCCTAAGTCATTCAGGAAGGAGATGGACGCGACGTATAAGGCGGCAAGGGAATCGAAGCCAGCGCCGTTCTTTCATCAGTGCGAACTGGCACTGGAGGCGTTGAAGGGCGACGGCTTCCCGCAATGGATGGCGGAAGGCTTTGAAGCTGATGACATCATCGCGAGCGCCGCACGTCGGGCGATTAATATCGGCTTTGGCGTGTCTGTGTTAGTCGTCAGCGCCGACAAAGACTTGCTGCAATTGGTGAATAACCTTATCAGCGTGAAGTCGCCGATTACGGGCAACATCATGACGCCGGAGGGCGTCAAAGAGAAGTTTGGCGTGATGCCGAATCAGATTCGTGACTATCTGACGCTGGTCGGGGATGCGTCAGACGGCGTCGTCGGCGTGCGAGGTATTGGAGCAAAGACCGCGAAGGCCATGATGGGAGTGTTTGGCAACATCGACGATATGTATGCGGCTATTGATGCAGGCGACTTCGATGGGCCGAGCAGCAACATTCTGAAGCCCTCACATCTCGCCACGCTGGCCGAGTTTAGGAATCGCCTGCCCATCGTGCGCACGTTGTTGTCGCTGCGCGAGGATGCGCCGATTGACTTTGCCCAGGTGCTGAAGGAACGTCAAACCACTGATCGCGAGGATGAGATCATGCAGGACATCGAAGAAGCGATGCCGACACTGGCGCCCTATTCCGCCCCTGAGGTCTATGGCCCTGGCGCTGCTCCAACGCCTACGACTGAAGTGCTGCCCGCCGAGCCCGCGCGGATGTCACTGGCTCCGGTCAATGGTGATTATGAACGGCAGCTCGAGCCGCAGAGCATGAATCAAGCCGTTCAGTTGGCGCAGTTGCTGTTCAAAGCTCGGTTGTTTGGCGCGTATGGCACACCCGAAGCCGTGCTGTCGACGGTGCTGTCAGGCCGCGAATTGGGCCTCTCCGCCATGGCCAGCCTGCGGGCCTTCCACATTGTCGAAGGCAAGCCGACGATGGCGGCGGATGCCCTTCGCGCGCTCGTCCTGAAGTCAGGGAAGGCGAAGTCGTTCAGGTGCACCGAGCGCACGGCGACGGCGGCGACGTTCAGCACGCAGCGCCAGGACGAAGAGCCGATGACATTGCGCTATACCATCGAGGAGGCACAAGCGGCAGGGCTCGTGAAGAACGGCAGCGGCTGGACGAAGAACCCGGCTGACATGCTCGTCGCGCGAGCGTCGTCGAAGCTGGCGCGGCTGGTCTACCCTGACGTCGTGGCTGGCCTTTACGCACCTGAGGAGTTCTAATGAAGTGCCGATGCGGAGATCCCTCGTGTGTCGCGGAGGTGGGATTTGATTCATTAGCTGGCCTGTTGATCGCCGAAGGGAATCCGGGCGCGGCTGCTGCAGGCATCTATTTGAGCGTGGCTGATGCCGTCATTCTTTGCCAACAGTTACGCGCATATGTGTTGGCGAGTATGGATGAACCCAAAGCCGGACATGCGGTGCTAAATGGGAGCCATATATGACCGCCTACGAACTCGAAGCCATCGGCCTGCTGAAGCGCATCGACGCCACGCTGGCGGAATTGCTGGCGCTCTCGAAGTCGAAGCGGGCCGGGACGCCGATGCCCGCCGCCGCCATTGACCTCGAAGGCCCCTATGGCGATCCGATCATCAAGGCGAAGGATCCGCGCGACTGGAACGGGCCATCGATGAATGGGCGGCATCTGTCCGAATGCCCGCCGGAATATCTCGATCTGCTGGCGTCCCGCTATGACTACTTCGCCGGCAAGGAAACAGACGAGAAAAAGAAACGCTATGCCGTCATCGATGCCGCGAAGGCACGGGCCTGGGCGGCGCGGTTGCGCAGCGGGTATATGCCGAAGGCGCCTGAGCCGATGATTGATGAGGGGCAAATCAAGTGGTGACCGCCGACGCCCGCACCCGACGACTCCGAGAGCTAGCCAGTCGCGTCACCTGCTCTGAGGTGAGCGAAGGCGTCCTCTGCGCGATGTGCCGCTATGAAGGCAACGGCTGTTTGCGCGCGTGGGCGCTGAATGGCGAATGGCCGGCCGTGCTGGACACCGAGGGGGACCGACCGGCGCCACAACTCCCGGAATGGATTAGGCGGGCGCGAGAGATGCAAGTGACTGGTCGTTACATTAACGGTGGCATCTTTCATGGTCTGGTTGCCGAGATTGAACGATTACAAACCATTCTTGCGGACACCGAGGGGGACCGACCGCAACCAACTTCAGCGACTAGCACGCTGCGAGGTGCTGCGGACTCTGCGTTCGCGTTCCTCGATTCGATTGAATGGACGGATCACACATCCGCCGAGGAAGCCGAAAACGTGAAGCAGATTCTACGAGAAGCCATCGCCGTGATGGAGAGGGAGCAGTGACTATCGCAGCGATCAGGCGGCACGTTGAAGTGTTAGCGAAGGAGTTTCGCTCGATGGCGCTGGTGGCTGGGCAGTTCTCTGTCGAAGGGACACTGACGCCGGATCATCTGCGTGCGGCTGGCGAGGCGGAGACGTTTGCGGTCTGTGCCGAGAAGTTAGAGGCCCTACTGCTGGCGGACACCGAGGGGGACGCCAGCCCTGCGCCCGCGTATCGGCCGCAGCACTCATTTTACGAGATTACCGAAGCGATGCTGATCTATGGCGGTGGATTCGTTCACAATCTGGCGGTGGCGCTCCGATCGGCCGACGAGACAAACAAACGCATTCTTGTGATGGCATTTCAGGACTACTGGCGGCAATACGACGAGATGGCCAAGATGCGAGCGCCTGATCCTCCGGTGCAGCCATGAGCGACACCAGCACGATCGCCTTTATCTTTTACGTGGGGTTCATTTGCGGCGCGGCGCTATTGACCATCGTCGCGATCTGGATGCCAACGGGATTATGCGCAAAGGAGCAGGACTATGCTACAAACCCTCATCCGCGCCGGCCGCTGGAGTGACCTGCCATCAGAACCGTGGGTCCGCCCGACGCTGTGGATCCTCGCCGCCGTGGTCCTGATCGGCACGTGCGGCGCCTATCTGCACGCGGACTCGGGCGGCTTCTGGGACTGGATCTATGGGCTCTAATTCGTGATGCGTTTTACCTCTTAAAATCCGCGGCAGAGGACATAGATCTTATCTCCGGCAATATAGTTGCCGTCGACTTCGACCGCCGTCGTGGTGGGTGCCACATTGAGCGAATATGTAGCCCCGCTGGTCTGCGCGGAGGCGGTGCAGACGGGGGCTGAGGGATACGGCGTGCTGAACGTCGCGAAGCCCGTGCCCCCAGGCGCGGCGCCAACGGTCACCACGAAGGCATAATTGCGGCCGGTAATGGCCCGTCCCGCGCCACCCCAGCCCCCGCCCACGGTCGGTGTCCCAATCGCATCTGTTGTGGTCGCGCCACCGATCGCGAGACTTCCGGTCACACTCAGATTGGTGGCGCCCGGATCGACGGTATTTCCAATACTCACCCCGCCCGACGCAAAGAGCCGCATCGCTTCGGTATTGCTCGGAAAGAAGCGGATCGGCGTGGCTGGCAAGGTGGCGAGGTTAAGGCCGCCTGTGCCCGTGCCAACGAGGACGGAGCTGTTCGCGATATTGTAATTCTGCCCCGCTGGGAGAAACGTGGAGGAGAGTCCTTCCAAGACGGTGAGCGCGGGGTTCAGGTCATTCCCAAGTTGCACGACTGTGCCATTGCCGGTGCCGGCGGTTAAATTCCTGATGAGCAGGCTTTGATTGCCCGTGCCGCCGGCGGTAAAGGTATGACTCCCGAACCCCGTCGCCGTGAAGAGGCCGGCGAGCGTCATCGTCGTGCCGGATTCTGAGAACAGGCTATTGCCCAATGACGTGGGCGTGAGAAATTTACTCAGCACGCCAGTCGTGCCGCTGACCGAGGAGCCAGAGGCCAAGCCGGTGCCATTGAAAAACAGCGATCCGCCAATGGAATAGAGCTTATTAGTCGTAATGGTGGGAGCGCCGCTGGGCAAGACGACAGCCGCCGCCGTGATACCGCTATCAGGCGCGGGCGTTGTGCTGCCGAGCGGACAGCCCGCACAGACGGACGCGGGGCTGGGCGTGGTCGTCGTCACGGTCGTAAACGCCCCTGGTCGTGGCTGCGCAGAGGCAGAGGCCGCGACGAGCAGCGCGCAGAGGGTCAGAAAGATTTTCATGCGGGCACTTTCACAAGTTGAATGGCCCAGGCAAAGCCGGAGCCCGTATCGACTTTCGCCTTGATGCCGTAGTTCTTCACGCTGCCCCCGGCGGCGAAGGTAATGGGGCCGCTCGTGATCACATTGCCAGCCGCATTGCTGCCCGACATTTCGACAATCGGCGTATCTGGCGCCCCATCCGTCAGATTGACGAGTGCGACCGTCACGATCGCCGCGCCTAGCGTGCTCAACGCCATCCCCTGCAGTTTGTAGATGCCCGGTGCCAAGTTGGCGCTATCGAGGGGATAGATGGCCGTCCCCGCGTGGCAACTGGCAAAGGTTGGGCCGAGCGGATAGCCCGTGGTAATGGGTGAGGTCGGATCGCCGCCAAAAACAAAGATGGTATAGACGCCGGATTGCGTCAGGCCGACAGAGCCGACCGGGTCGGTGGAATCGATGACGACACCGAGGGCATCCGTCAGGATGAATTTATAGCTCGTTGCCGCGAGATAGATTTTGTAACGGCCACCGGCTGAGAGAACGATCGGATTCGTATTCGGGACGGTCAGATCGGCATCCTGCCATGTGGTCGCCAGCGTGCCCACGAGGCCAGCCGCATAGGTCCAGAGGAAGCCGCCATCCAGCGGAAAGCCGTTATCGTCCAAGGCTTGCGGAAAGGCATACGGCGCTAAGGTGCCCAGACTCACGGATTCCCCCCATACTTCGGCATCAGCGACTTTTGGCCCCTAACGGCCCGACGGGCCATGTCGGCGTTCATCTCGGCTTCTGACGGCGTCCCGAGGCGCTTGGCGAGCTCCGCCGCCGGATTCGCAGGCACGGGCGGGCGATTGCCCAGCACCTTTTTCAGCGCCTCATCTGGCGCTATCCCGCGCTTAATGAGCATCGCCGCATTGTTCACTTCCGCCGCCTGCGGGGCCACCTTGGCCGTATCGAAGGCGTTCAGCGCTGCCTTGAATGCGTCCGGCGTCGACATCGGCGCTGATGCCACGGCTGCGGCTTCAGGGGCCACTGGGGCAGGCCCAGTGGGCGCGGGCGAGGCGACCGGCGTCGGCGTATGGGCTTGGGCCTGTGGCGCGGCGGGCGCTTCTGGGGGCGCTGCAGGGGCTTCTACTGGCGCCGCCTTGCCCTTATATGCTTCGGCTAAGTCGCTCAAGATACCAATAGCCTGCATAGGCTTTTTCACGAGCGCTGGCGTAAAGATATCCACAAGCCGCTTCGTAATTTGAGGGCCGACAGATTCCGACAAGCCACCAATGGCACCACGGACGGCATTTACGGCCGACGGCCCAGCCGTGGCCGCCATCAGCGCCAGACTGGCCGGCGAAAACAACGAATCAATGGCATCGCTGCCGGTCGGATGCACCAGCGGCGTCGTCATCTTCTCGGCAAACTTCTGGCTGACGCCGCGCTGAATGCCGAATTGGTCGACGGCTTCCGGCGGCAAGGCTTTGACTTGTCCCGGTGCGGCCGCGCTGATCTTGGCTTCAGGGTGCGGCGCCTTCGCGAGCGGAGTTCCGGCGCTCGCATCAGTCGAGAGGTAATCGCCAGCGGCCGGGTCCGTCGACAGATACTGCGGGTCGGCCATTATTCGGCCTTCCAGCCCTTGCCATCCCAGACGCCAACTTTGCCATTAAAGAGCCGCCGCTCTCCAATAGCTGGGCCACCAGATTGTGGCGCAGCCGCAGGCGTTGACGTGGCCCCACCTGGCGGCGCCGCAATGCGGCCCTGAATGGCCTTGATCTGGTCATCCAGCGCCGTGCGGCGGTTGGCCGTATCCGCCTTCAGAATCTTCGCCACGGATACAGCTTGGGCCAGTGTGGCATCTCCGCTGATCAGGCTTTCCACTTCTTTGCGCGCTGAATCACTCAGTTGCCCCGTCAGATTCGGGTTACTGAGAATCTTCGCAAACTCTGGGATGACGGTCAGCCGCGCGGCGTTATATGCAGCCATCTCCGGACTGCCGAGCAACTGACTGGAAATCTGGCGCAACGGCTTGTTGATGAGCGGCGAGCCGGTATCAACCACCTTCTGCGCTGTGCCAAGGAATTGGTCCAGATTCTTCAGGGCCGTTTCTTCAAATCCGCCTACGGCATCGCGCTGCTTTTGGGCGACGGTAAGAGACGCTTGATTCGCCTTATACGCCGCCTGCTGAGAGGGCAGATCGAGATTCTTATAGGCATCAGCGGCAGCGTTGATGATGTCTGTGCGGACCTTCGCGCCGGCCTTACCCATGCCCATCGGCGGCAGTTGCCCAGTCATGGCGAACTGCTTCGCGACAAGCGCTTTCGCCTCAGGCGTTAGATTCGGGGCTACATCTTCCTGTGACAGTCGCTGGCCTTCGAGTCTCAACCGTTCTGCGCCCTGCTTTAATGTCGCCTGTCGGTTCGCATCTTCGGCCTGCTGATTGGCGGTCATCCCCGTCGGTGACGTGCCCGCCAGGACGAGCTGAGCAGACTTCGCCGTGGCTTCTTGTTCCGGCTGTTCGGCCGTCTGCTTCGAGGCGGCGGGATTGGCCGCAATCAGGGCCGATGTTATTTGGGCAATCGACTGTGGCCCTTGTTGCCGCACGAGATCGCGATAGGTATCCGGCTGCTTGGAGTCGGGGAACGCATACTGATGAATCTTCATGGCGAGCTCAAAAGCCGTCGGCGTATCGCCTGCCGCCTTGATGCTGCGCGCCATATTGGCCAAATAGGCTTGCTGCCCTTGCTGCGCTTCTGCGTTGGCCCGCTGCGCGGTTGCGGCCTTTTCGGCGAGATCGGCGGCATTCTTCTTCGCCTCATCCACCATCTTTGACGCCGCTTCGTAATGCTCTGGCGCGTGGATCTTGACTTGACCGAGGAAGTTATCGACGGTCACGTCCGGGTTGCCAATCACCTGATAAAAGCGGGCATTGGCTTCGTCCTGTTGCTGCTTATCCTTCAACGCCTGTTGTCGGAGTTGTTCTTCCGCCTGCGACGACTGGATCTCCTGCCGCTGACGTTGCAAAGCCCCGACCTGCGCCAGCGTCTGAAAGGGCGTATTAAAGCCCTGCGAGGGCGGTTGCTGATAGATGGAGGTATCGATCGGCATGTTACTGATTCATCGTCTGCCACGGGTCGCCATAACCGCCCGTCTGTGCCGTGGATGGCAATTGCGATCCGTAATTCGGATACGTGCCCGGCGCCGCTTGCCACCCGCCGGCATTTTGCTTGCCGCTGCTCTGCTGCCCAAGTTGCCCCAGCGCCCACATCTGCGTGCCGGTATTCACGGCATTACCCAGCGCGTTGCCCCAATTCTGCCCCTGCTGCTGAGAACCCGCCGCCTGTGCATTGCCGATGCCCTCGTAGGCATTGGTCGCTTGGTTGCCGTAGTTCGCGCCAGCCACGTTCATCTGCCCATTCGTATAGGCGCCCAACTGCGCCAACGAATAATTGTTATTGAACAGTTGCTGATTGGCGCCCTGATTCAACTGATAGGTATTCGCCGCCTGCCCATAGTTCTGGGCGTTCTGATTCAAGCCGTAATTCGCATAGCCAAGGCCGAGCTGCCCCTGTCCGAGTGCGAGCGAATTCGCGCCCTGCTGATAGCCCAACCCCAATTGCCCTTGCCCCAGCGCGTTTTGCACGTTGGCCTGATACGCATTCAAGCCCGTTTGCGCGTTTAAACCATAGGCAGATGCCGCATTGGCTTGATTCGCCTGCTGCGTGTTGAAATTCATGCCGGCGTTGAACTGCCCGGCATTGAGCCCAGCGCTCTGATTGGCCAACTGCCCCTGGAGGTTCTGGCCCGCGTTGAACTGGCCGCTCTGCATCTGGTTGCCGACATTGGCGCTCTGCGCTTGGAGGTTCGCGCCCTGATTCGCCAAGGCCGCCTGCTGCTGATACTGATTCGTCAGCCCATATGCCTGTGCCAAGTTGCCCTGGTTGGCTTGGTTATAGTTCAGGGTGTTCTGCGTATTCGTCTGGTAGCCTTGCAGGGCATTGTTGTAAACCTGCTGGTATTGCTGGCCGGCCAGATTCGCCGCTTGGTCCTGCAGCGCCTTCCACGTATTCGACCCACGCGCCACGCCCTTCGCCGCCCCAGAATTGACCAGCTGCTGCATGGCCTGTTGCTGCGCATATTGAAACTGCGGATTATTCTGAAGGTCCGCTTGCGTCGGCGCTTGGAAGCCTGACGGATTCGCCAGCGTCTGTGCCTGCAACGCCTGCGGCCCTTGCACCTGCTGCGGCGTAATCGTCCCCGGCGTGGCCGTTGGCTGCGGCGTGACCTGCTGCGGCGTCACGTTGCCGGGCTGCTGGATCTGCTGCGGCGTATAGGCGCTTGGCGCCTGATACTGGCCCATCTGCTGCGCGTTCTGGAAGTTCTGCCCCGCCTGCGGAACGACCGGATTCGCAATGGTGCCCGTGCCGCCGCCCGCGCCTTTCCCGCCGCCGCCCTGGTCCGGTCCATTGCCGGCAAGGTCGGAGCCAAGGCGCCCGGTGATATACCCCCAATCGCCACTCGCATTATTCAGGGCTTGCCCCTGCCAGTATTGCCAGTCGCTGAGGCCTGACCCCGTGCCCCCCGGTGTAATGCCGTATTGCTGATAGAGCGCGGCCAGATGCGGGTCAATGCCCGCCGGCATCTGGTTGCCACTCATGGCTTGATTCGGATCACCCTGCACGGCCTGCGCGGGCGTCTGCCCTTGCTGATTGATCGGAGCAATCTCCGTCCCGCTGGAATTGATCGTCTGTAACTGTTGATCGAACCAATCAGCCACGCTAGCCCATCACTTTCGCGCCGCGCTGCATCGCTTCCTGCACCCGTGCCCGCGGGAACCCTTGCAAGGTCCGCCCGTCAGGCGTCTGAATCGTCACGGTGTCGCCCTGCCCGCCCGGCGTCGGCATCCCCGGCATGGGTTGCCCCGGCGGCTGGCCAAGGGCGCCCATCGACGGCATCTGCTGCGAGGGCATTTGCGGCAGATTCGGCTTCGGCACGCCTTGCTGGTAGTTCGCCGGACTGAACTGATTGGCTGGCTGCGCGGCCATCTGCCCGAGGCGCCCGAGCGTCATCTGGCCGGCCTGCTGATAGGGCGCGGCGGCCTGCTGCTGATTGCCGTAGACCTGTTGCTGCACGGCCAGCGCCTTATTGGCGGCCTCCGTCTGCGCATCGACAGCCTTACCCGTCTGGTGGCCCTTAATGGCCGCTTCAGCGACGCCTGCGCCCGCTGAGGCCGCCGTCAGCCCGATAATCGCCGCCGTCGTTAATGCGCTCATAGCTTCACCTGATAGGCTGTTTCGACAGCCTGATACCCCAGCGCCTCATACATCGCCCCGACGCGCGGATTATCGGAGGGCGCAATCATCTGCAGCGACTGCGCGCCATACGCTTTCGCCCACTTCTCAGCCCGCCGCAAGAGCCAGCCACCGGCGCCACGGTCCTGCGGATTGAGCCACCAAAAGAGTTCGCCCGCCACGACTTTGCCGCTCATCGGATGGACATACCCCAGCACGCCAATCGTGCCCATAATGACGCCGTCGCGTTCCGCCACGAAGATGGCCGCATCACACCGATTCATCAGGCTATTAAGGAACCGCATCAACGCCTCTGCACTTTCCCCGATGTATTCGCGATATTTGGTCGACGTCACGAACTCGCGCAGGAGGGCGACGATCTCAGGCACATCAGGCTCACCCGCCTGTCGGTAGGTAATCGCGCTCCGCCCCGCTGTCGCCAGCGTGGTCATTTGGCGCAGACCGTCCAATTCGTGCCGTTATAGAACGCGCCGACCGTCAACGCGCCCCCGCCAGCCACGACGCTGCCCCAGGTATTGACCGTGGAATCCGTCACGACGAACACCATGCCGGCCACAGGCTGCGGCAAGTTCGCAAACGTCACCGGCGCCGAGTTGCCTGGGGTGCCATTCACCGCCGCGCGCAGCCCCGTGAACCACTGGCCCCACGGATAACTGAGCAGATGGCCTTCCAGCGGCGCCGTCAGTTGCGGGAACGGCGTAATCATGAGGGCCCGACGCTCACATCAATCAAGGCATCCACCCAACGCGACGGCACCGGATCCGTATCGATGAAGCGATCCACGCGGTTGCGCGCCTGCCCGCACTGCGTCCAGCGCACGCGCGTATCAAAGGCGCCAATCGCCCCGCTCGAGGCCCACTGTTCATTACCCCACGTCTGCCCGCCATCCTTCGAGGTCTGCCGCATGATCTGCGGGTCCGAGCCCTGCCCGCGCTGCACGCCTTGCCCGACGTCCATCACAAGCTGGATCGCATGCGTCGTGAACCGCTTCTGGTCAAACGACAGCCGCGGCGGCTGCCGTAGACGACGAATCGCCGCGCCGTCCACATCGGTAAATAGATCCGTCCCCATCCGGTAGATTGCTCCCGTGAGTCGGTCCTGCACCAGATTCCGATCGGGGTGCGCAAAGAACATCGGCCGATACGCCAGCCATTGCGCCTGCCGCGTATCCCAATACAGCCGCTCGTGCCACAGGCTTGTCGCCTGATCAAAGACCCATGTCCGTTCGGCGCTCGGGAACGTCAGCACATAGAAGGTGTGGCCGTTCTCCTGATAACTGAACGCCACCGCATCCGAGAGATCGCCATACGTCGCGATCGACGCTTCCACGGCATGCGTGCTGATGCGGCTGGGCGTATACCCAGAGGCCGACACCACCTGTCCATGTCCCTGCTCATTATGCGAGAGCCAGATCAGTGATTTATCCAGCCGCGCGCCCGAAAACGCCGCCGCCGTGCCCGTCTGCATAAACGCCTCTTGAATCGAGGCAAAGGGAAACGGTGCCGTCCCGGCGTCATACCAGACTTCTGAGGTGTGATCCCCGAGCAAATAGATCAGACGATTGACGACATAGAGGGACCGCCACGGGTCGCTGCCGTCCGTGCGCTGCTGGATGTTCCCAAGGTCGATACTGAGGAAATTCTCAAACGCCGTGACTTGCAGGGTAGAAGAGGTGGCATCGAGAATGACGCCAAACCCATCCAGAAAGCCGCACATCGTGGCGCCCAGCGTCGTCGGATTCTGAAAGACGTTCGTAATCAGGTCCAACACATAAAACTGATTGCCGCTGGTCAGGCCCAATTGATTCCCGGCATCCCCGTTAGACATGAAGGTCACGGGCGAGGCATTGCGCTCGATGATGCCGCGCGACACGGCGGTATTGCCGACGAGCTCATAGAGCGTAAACCCCGTGACGAAGAAGGTCCGCTCGCCGAGGGAAAACATGCCGCCGCCGAAATTCGCCGTGGGGGCGACAATCAATTCAAAGCCTGGACACTGAAGGAGCGCCCCCGGCGTCGGGGCCGTCTGTGATTCGTTCAGCTCAACGTAGCGATTGATCAGGCGTTCGGCATCGGCCATGTAGGACTGGCTTTGATACGACGGGCCGAGGAAGCCGGGATAGCTAGGCATTTACGACAGGCCGAGACTCACGGTCAGCGCGGATGCAGGCGCACTGGAGCCGGCCGCCGTCGTCGTCGCCGCCATCCAGAGTCCATCTTTGAAGTAGAGGCCGCCGCCATCCTGCACGCCCAGCGTCTTACTGGCCAGCGTGGCCAAGCCGACTTGATACTTGGGCACGGTCGTGCCGACCGTCGGCGCAATCGCCGTATCGTAAAAGCTCACATACGAGGCCGCGGCGGCCGCGTTGTAGATGTCGTAATCGAAGATCTTGCACGGCCCACTAACAAAGATGGCCGTAGCCAGCAAGCCGGAAGTGCCATTGACGAGAACGGGACTGGCCATCGCTGCTCCTTATCGGTTCGAGGTCGTCGTATTGCCCGTGAGGTAATTCCAGCCCGCGCCCAAGCCCGGCACAAGCGCCGGATCGATCGACATCGCCCCCGGGTCGACATTCGGCTTTTTCATGTTCTCAAAGGCCGCGCTGGCCATCCGGGGCAACAGGGGCGGAATCTGCACGCCAAACGGCCCGCAGAAGCGCAAGGCGAGCTGATACAGGAACGCATCCTGATAGCCCGGCGGCCCTTGCAGGATGCTGTCGAGGCTGGCTGGCACCCCGACCGCCTGCGGCGTATAGAGCACAATCGACAGACTCTGCGGCTGCGGCCACAGAAACAGTGTCCCATGCGCATCGGCCAGATTCGTTTGGTAAAAACTCTGTGTCGGCAACGCAGATGGCAACCCCTTAATCGACAGCGACGAAAACGCATCCTCGTCCATCATCCCGATCGGCACTTCGATGGCGGGCGATGAGCCGGGAATGAGAAAGCTAATGGCATTAATCCACATCGGTCGGTCAATGTTCACCGTCTGCCCGATGCCGACCAGCACGCTGGACGTCGAGGCCGGCCAGACAAACGTCGTCTGCAATTGCAGCGACAGCGTCAGCCGATCCGCCGCCCAGGTGTCAATCATCGTCTGCACGCGCCGCAGGCCGAGGGCAATCTGGCCCGCGTTGGCCTGTTCGCCCGGCTCGAGCACGCCGATCTCGACCAGCGCATCCGTGATGAGCGACCGGACGGTATAGGCCAGCGCGAAGACGCCTGATGCTGGGGTTGCCGCCGCCGTCGTGGCCACCTGAATCGAGGCCGAGACGGCGCCGAGGCCCGTAAACGTAAACGCAATCAGGGCGCCGTTCGTCTCGGCTTGCGAGGGCCGATACGTGTAATACCCGTGCCCTTCTGCTGTGCAGATGCCCGCCCCGACGCTGCCAATGGCCTGGACGCCACCATCCACTGTGACATAGACCGTGACGACGCCGACATAATCGAGGCCCGTGGAGGCGTCGACCATCTGCGCGCCAATGACCTGATTCGGCTGGTTAATGACCATGAGGAATCCGCGTGTAGTCTACACCCTCAATGCGTTTCCGGCTGGGTTCTGGTCGGTCCGAGCAACTGATTACTATCCGCCGCCCATTCCGGCTTGAACCGCTGCACGAGCAAGATCGACACGCTCTGTCGGTCCACGCGCGCCAGAGACGAATCGGGCACCGGCCGCGGATTCGGCCAGTCCAGCGGGCGCACGGGGCGCGCAATCGGGAGTGTCAGCAGGCCTAGGTCGTTGAGCGTATGACTGCCCTGCTGCGACTTCGCCGCCTGCGGGTTCGGCCAGTCGTGCTGATGCGTCGGCAAGCCGACCGGCGGCGGCAGGAACGCATTGCGCCCCTGTGGGTCATTCACCTTGGCCAGTTGGATCGTCGCCGGGTTGAGCCAGTCGCGCTGGCGGAAGGGCGGCGCAATCGCGGTAATCGGCAAGCCCAGCCGGCTCGGCACCTGATCGGCCACCAAGGACGGCAACTTCGGCGCTTTCGGCCAGTCAAACTGAATAAACGCAGGACTCGTCTGGTCCTGCATGTAATAAAACAGATGCGTATCCGGCTTCAGAATCGGCGCCGCGGGCCGCGGGAAGTCTTGATTGATGAACGGCACGCCCGGCGGCGGCAAGGGCAGCATGATCCGGTTGTAAACGGGATCAATGACCATTTGCCGCAGCGGCGCAGCCGGCGGTGGCCAAAGCGTCTGACTAAACGGCAGCACTTTGGAGGGCGGCTGCGGGCGATGATGCCAGACGCCTAGCGCCGGCAGACGCGAGGGCGGATCGATATCGGGGCCGATAAAGGGCAGCGCCGCGGCGAGGGGCAGACGGACGTTGAAGTTCGGTTGCGGCTGCGCGCTATTAGCGGCCGTCGTCGATAAGGCCGCAATCGCCGTGATGAGCGGCGCGCGGAAGATCGTCGCCACCTACATCACACTCGCAGCCCAGAGGTCACTTGGTGGCGGTGCGGCGACGAATTCATACGCGCCAATATCGAACGCCGAGCCTTGCGGCCGCGTCACGCCTAGAATGTCGGTCGTGTAGGCGTTCGTCGTGCCTGCATCAATCGCCGGACTGCCGACCGTCAACTGGAAATTGTTGCCGGAAGGATTCACGAAGACCGGATTGATGCCAATCAGATTCGTCGTGAGCGTGGATGCGCCATCATCAACGAGGTTTAGTGGGCTATTCGCATAGAGGATGTTGTTTTCGATGATCCCGCCCGACGTCGCGCCAGGAAACGTATGAATCCCATAAAGGCCCGTATTGTTCGTGACCGTGTTCTGATAGACCAGTGTGGAGACACCTTGATTGACGGCAATTCCGGCATTCGTGCCTTCATTGAGGCCGGTAATGTTATAGACAACATTGTTATAGACCTGCTTCGCGGTGCCTGGGCCGATAAAGATGCCTACAAGAAAATCACCTCCGCTGACCGTGCGTGACAGATCATGCACGACGTTGTTGCGGATAATGTTGTTGTTCGTCGTCAGAGAATTAGAGTCGATGATGCCCGCGTAACTCGCATCATAGACATTGTTGTTGCTGATCAGATTGTCGGAGGTCGCCACATAAA